GATTTGACGCCATTCCTTTATCGCACTCTCGAAAGTCTCCAGAAAGAGGTAACCTATGCAGGCAGATACCGCAGCGCCGATCCAATCGGCACCCCAACAGTATTCGACCCCGCCGAGCAGCTACGCGGCTCCAATGGTGGCGCAGCAGACGGCAGCACAAGCGCCGGTAACAACCAGCAGTCAGTGGGTGGCGCCCTACCAATCGGCCCAGGCTCCAGCCCCGCAGATGCAGGCGCAGATCTCAGCGGCTCCGTACGCCCCTATCCAATCGTACCCGCAAGCGCAACCTACAACGGAGAACCCGTACAAGGAGGCGTTCAACCGGGTGGTGTCGCTCCTGAGTTCTCCAGTTCAATTCCCGTTCCAGGGTCAACAGTCCGCAGCGACACAAGGAATCGACCCAACCAGCTTCAGTTCCCAACAGAGCGCGGGGTACAGCAGCAGTTCGGCAGCCCCGACTTATCCCTCCAGCCAGGGTTACTCGCCCAACTATTCCCAAACTTCGCAGGAAATAACAACACAACAGCTTCTGGCAAACGGAGTAAGCCCGGAAAGTCTTGAAGTTATTGATCACTTTGGTGCTGATGCGCCTGCTGTACTCAACAACTACGCTTGCACTGTTGAGGATGCTCTGATTGCCCGTTATGAGCAATTGTCTGAAGCAGTTAATCTTCTTCAAGAGCTCTCTCAAGAGCACGCTGCTTACGAAGCTATCCTGACTGATCCGGATATTCTGGCTGATTACACTTGTGAGTTTTTTGGCCCTAACGGTCCTTATCCCGTGGAGGAAAAACAAGCAGAAGTGATGGCTATGCAACAGCCGCAAATGGTGATGCAACAGCCAACTGGATTTGATCGTCCTGCTATGCCGGTTCCTCCTCAGCCTCAAGGTAATGTTGATACCCAGAATTTCTGGGATAACTTTGGCAATGTTGCTGAACGGGATCCTGCTAATGCTTGGCGTTATTTATCTATGGCTCAACAGAATCCTAGTGTGTTCCGCCAGAAGCTTTTGGTGATGGAATGATCTCCTAAAACAATTTAGTTTAGAATAAGGGGTAGTGAAAACTGCCCCTTTTTATTTATAACTGATATGGCAATTCTTCCAGAATCTGCACGTACTGCTGCTTCTTATTTAGGTGGCGGTATTGCACGTGGCCTTGAGAAACAAGGTGGTAAGTTAGCTGGCGCTGGTTCAAATCTTGCAGGCTCTACAAAAACAGGCCCCGTTGGAGAAAAAGTTGGTCAGTTCCTTCAACAGGTTGGAGAATACACACAGAATATGGGTGCAACTGCTGGCACGATGGGAGGTATGAAGAAACGTGATATAGGCCTTGCCGCTGCTGGTGTTGGCCTTAGTGGTGCCTTTGTTGGCGGCATGGGTGCTAACGCTGGCATCAACGCTTTGACAAATTATTTCTCTCAAAATAATATGCTTCGCCAACCAGAACAAGGTACCTATGGCGGCGGTATTATGCCCAATGACTTACAAGCTGGATATATTCCGATGAATACTTTTGGTTCTCCTTTAGCTCTTAAGAATATTGGTTATGGTACCGATGTCAAACGTGCTCAATATAATCAAGGTTTGCTAAGGGCTGCTATCGGTCCAAAATTTAATGGCATGGAAAATGGTTGAGGTTAATGGCTAAAAAGAAAACAAAAGAGCAGGAATTTCTAGCTGCTTACATTACTCCAGAATTGCGCCCAGGTATGGCAGCAATGCAGCCTTTAGATTTTAATCCTTATGGCCGGATTGGTCCTATGCCCCCAAATGAATACAGTTATTGGAATCGTGCGGGTAGCGCAGGACAAGAGATATTCTTTGATCCTGCAGACTAATGGATCTTGCGACTAGGTATGCTCTTCAAGGTGCAGCAGCTTTAGGTGGTTTAGCTGGTGTATCTGCTTTAAAGAGTGGTGCGATTAAACAATATCAAGAACGTGGAATGAAAGAAACAGGTAGTGCTTTTGCGCAACCTGGATTTGAAAATGTAATTGAACAATATGAGAAACAAACGGGTTTATCTCCAGAAGTAACAGCGAACTTTCAACCCTCTGGTGTTAGTTATTCGCGTATTGGTAGAAATTCAATTTCATTGAATGCGGATAAAGCAAGTCAGTTTACACTTGGCCATGAATTAGGTCACCAATCAATTGAAGCTGGTGGAGGACCGCTTCAGTGGGTGCAACGTCATACCTATAGTGGCATTAATCCAAACATTATTGGATTAGCCAACGTTGCAGTTGGTGCCCTTTCACCTTCAATGCGGAGAGCAACAACCTTAGCTTTAGGTCTTAACTATCTTAACAATAGTGGGCGGATTGTTAGTGAGGTCGAAGCTAGTCGCCGTGGAACTAATCTTTTACATGCTGCAGGCTATCCTGTTTCTTATGCCCCAGCACTGTTTCAAACTGCTGGTTATGCTATAGCTCCAGCAGCAACTGCTCTTGCTGGAGTAGGTGCTGGACGTTTTCTTAAGTCTTTTGCTTCCAAACTAACTTAAGATTATTAATCGTAATAAGTAAGTGTTGCTATAATTTTATTAATGGGACCTAAAGTTCCAGAGGCAATCGGTTTAAATCCGATGATCCATGGATCTTTAGGGTCCTGGTTTCAGCTACACCTTACGCTGAAGAACCAACATGTTTATTGATAACGACTTTCCCAAGCTGTTGGGTGCGGAGCTGTACCGTCCCCATCCAGCTTATATCGTGGAGATGGCTTGCGAGCCCGTAGTTGTCCACGACTTCACCAAACAGCCGGGTCAAACCGTTCAGCTCGACCGTTATCGTTTCTGGGGTAACCCCGGTACGAAGACCAACCGTGAGCGTACCCAGGATCAAACCATTGGTACTGCTAACAGCCGGTCGATTGTTAAGGACAAGGTGCTGGTGTCTCTCCGTGAGTACACCGGTCCTGCTGACCCGAACAATTCCAACCTCCCGAGCACCTTTAAGATTGCTCGTGAGACTCTGATGACCGCTCAGCGTCTGCTGCTGGACACCGGGAACCTCAACATGTTCCACCAGTCCATCGGTTCGCTGACTCTCCTGGATGACTATCGCCGCTGGCGCGACCGTGTGTTCCTGGATGAGCTGTTCAAGTCTGAGTCCCGTGGTCAGTCCTCTGACACCCAGGGTGGTTACTACTATCCCAACGGTAAGGCCAAAACCAGTGCTACTGCACTGACTGCCTATAGCGCTACTGAGTATGCGTCTGAGCGTTACAAGTTCAACGTGAAGACCGACCTGCTAGAAGTGGTTAAGAGCCTACGCAAGCGCAACGTGCCTGTGTTCGCTGATGGCTACTACCGTTGTATTGCTGATCCCTCCTTCATGAAGGATCTGCGTGCTGACCAGGGCTTCCGTGAAGTTGCTCGTTACCCCGGCTTTGCTGTTGGTAACCCCATCATGAGCGGAATGAACCCCAACGCTGCCATCTATGGTGGTGGTCAGTATGGTCAAGCTCAATTTGTTGGTGGTGAGCCCACCATGCCTTCTGGCTTTGTGTTTGAAGGTGTGCGTTTCTTCGAGTCCACCAACTTCCCTGCCAAGACCATTACCGTTGATATTGGTGATGGTGGCGGTGCTGTTTCTCACGATACCCCTCCTGCTCTGTTCTTCGGTCCTCAGGCCGTGGGCGTCGGCATCGGTGGTCCTAATGCTCAGGTCCTCATCAACAATAACGACGACTTCAGCCGCTTTATCATCTTGATTTGGCAGCTGTACGCCGGTTTTGCGAACCTGAACAAGGACTTCGTGACCACTGCGTTCACCATCGTTTGAGGAAGGAGGTAATTAACAATGGCTACTTACAAGTCCAACGCTGGTGCAATCCTCCAGCCCGGTAACCAAATCAACCGCCTGTCCTCCTTCAATAGTGAAGGTGTGTACGGCTGGCCTGGTGTCGAAGCTTTTGAGCTGATTGGCTATGCCAAAGTGACCAACCTGGCCGCTGACAAAGCTTCCTACAAGAGCTTTGACATCACTGTGCCCTCCCCTGATCGTCGTCCTGATGATCGTGTGCGTGATGACCGCACCTCCCTTGTGGTGAGTGCAAGTGCTGCTCGTCCTGCTTACATCTATGGCGCTTCTATCGCCATTGGTCAGGACCTGCCTGCTGGTGGCGAAGCTAGCTTCCCTGCCTCCCCTGTGACCGCCGATATCGGTGGTACCACTGGCGAAGGTCTGCTGCTCGGCCCCAATAACTCTGGTTCTCCCTTCGGTGTTCCTGGTACTCAAGCTAATGGCCTGGCTGCTGCTAGCTCCATTGTGTCTGCTACCAGCAACCTGTTTGCTCAGGGTCTGAGCGACACCACCGTTGGCGACCTGCCCTTCTGGACCACCGTAACCACTGGTGGCATCGTGGCTGGCGACGCTGCCAACTCGATGTTCTACAAGGTGACCGCTGACACCACCTTCAAGGTGTTCAACGTTAACGGTGTGACCTCTACCTCCGCTGATGGCGACGGTGTGTTCATTAGCCAGACTGACTCTGATGCTGGTCGCGCTGGCTACATCATCTGCCGCGTGAACTACCTGCGTCCTGCTGCTGGCGTAAGCTGGGAAGATATCAATGAGTTCATTGATTTTGCTTCTCAAGTTGGTGGTACCGATAGCTGATCTATTGATCAGTTAAGTTGAGGTTGGTATTGTATTGGTAGTCAACATTCTTAAGGATGCTCTACCAATACAAACCAACCGGTCAACTGGTTGAAATGATCTCTC